CGCCTTTGACTACTTTGCAGTCATTTTCATGACACAAGTAGAGCATGAACATCAGGTTCGAAAAACCATTTCCTAGCGATGTACTCATCTCGCCGCTCATTCTGCACTCAACTCGAAAGTTTATGTGTTTTGAGTAGCAAGCATTGGGTCGACCAACAACACCATAACTGATTCTCATGAATTCGTCATGACACGGGAGATACTGAGTCATATAGTCGAATAGCTGGAATTCAACCAACGACATCAATTGATGTTCGAAATGAGACTCAAACGCCGTATAGTCCGTCGCTATATAACGGCTGTTCGGTTCATAGAGCCTCTCAGTGATATACGCGGCTCTTTCACGGTCGGGTACGTGTTTGATGAACCATGGGAGTGCAAAAACCTCTTTTTCAATCAACTTCACAACCGGACCAAACAAAGTTTTAAACACGTCTGATCGAGAGTTGATGAATCGAGGATGCTTGTACTTCGGATAAGTCTCATCTTTCAAGAAAGACTTAACCATGGCAACACGCACGTCACACGCGTCAAGAAAGTTTTCATTGTACGCATGCAGCAACTGCTTCTTCCGTGATTCCGTATATCGACAGTTCTTCAACCACGACTCGACCGAATCGTCGGACGACGGATCCAAAGGTTGAAGATTATCAGCAAGCCATTTCCTAACAAACCTCTGCAATCGATACTTATGCCGCTTAGTCATTTTGGGGACTTTAACTCCAATTCTGGCATAGACGGAATCGACACAATTGAGAGGATCATCTAGATCTGGCTTTGGAAATGCTGCGCCTTGCAAATGTGGTCCAAGAGATACCGATACTGGCTTTCGGACTGTTTCATCGGCAATCCAAGTAATCGATACCCCTTTCTTTTTGGGCTTCAAAGCAGGCAAAGGAACTTCACCACAACGATAGCCGTATGCGACAAATCTGTGGTGAGACTTGTCGCACTCAACTAAAAAGAAGGAAAGTTCTCCGTCGTGATGAAGTGGGCGATCCGACAGGCAAGAAGTGTGTTCATAGGGACATTCTGTCCCCTCGCCGTGAAGCCGACATGCAACCCCACTTTGGAATACTTTCGTATCCCCTGCAGAAAGTGCTCAGTAACTGCAGCCGAATCAACCGCAAGACAGATTGCTGGACTATCAACCATCTGGAAGAAAGTCTGAGCCTCTATCAGGAAATGGGTCTTCGGGTGGGAATTCAGAGTATCTTCGTACGTCCGAATTTTCATCATTGCATAAACAGGGTAATGCGTTACCTCCTGAGTGGCATTACTGTCAGGGCGGATAGGGTCCTGTACGTCAATAAGGCGCTCAAAATCCATAGTTGCACCTTTGACCCTATAGAAGATTCTAGAGAAATTGAATTCTCCTCTCTTCATGTCTCTCCACACTTGCCTCTTGATGTCCTGATCGTAGCTAGAGAGGGGGACTACCGCTGAGCATGCGATCAAGAGGGACTGGATCCACTTCCCTCGAAACCATTTCCATGCTGCAGCACCCAGGCAAAGTCCCGCCAAGGACCAGACAAACCAAGAACGCACACTCATTTGACATCTTTCCAGATGCATGTTGATTATTTGTTCTTGAATGTCTCTCTGCTCGTAGTGCATCAATCGCCGCTTTTCTTCCGTATGGTCGATCACAGCAATTTCGCGTTGGGCATCGTTATACCCTTGCTGTCTTTGCAACTCATGTGCGAAGTTCTCCATTACCAGGGCCGTGGACGCCAATCCACGATTACACCTCGTACGATT